TGTTCCCCCCCACCCCCACCCCCCCGCCCTTTTTTTCCCCCCCCCCCCCCCCCAAAAAAAACCCCCCCCCCCAACTCCAAAAAATTTTTTTTTTTTTTTTTTTTTTTTTTTTTTTTTTTTTTTTTTTTTTGGTAGTAGTAATAGAGAGATAGTGTGTTGGTGACTTGCGCTTTTTAAAAGAAAAAAACCGGAAAAAAAAGAAAAGAAATAATTGTTATAGGTAATGTGGGGATAATGGGAGGGGTGTGCAAGCATTATTTTTCCTTATTAACAGTGTTAATGGTACAATTTTACTATATATGGTGGAGTAGTTTTAGAATAGAGTCATCCTATTTTTCAGAGAGCGAAGAGGGATGGGCAGAAGATATAGAATTATGGTATTGAGTTAGAGGATAAAAGGAGAGGGCTGGGGGAGATTTATGTACAAAATTACTAAATATAGTAATAGTTAGTTTAGGTAAATAGTTGTGTTTAGCAATTATTGCGGATGCAACTTATATTTCGTTAAGGAGGTAAAATGCAAGAATGTGTTAAGAAGGGGTGTCTGTTACGGAAGGTTGTAAAGGACGGGGTAGTCTGCAACAGTTTTTATGATATAGACATAAATGCTTTTGCGAGGCGTGGTAAATGTGTGACAGAGATGTCAAAATACGAGCGTAAGCAGGTAAAGTATGCATATAAGGGTGAAGAGTGAGAAGCCCACGTTACTATAGTTTATTAATGCGTAAGAAGGCGATAGAGCCGTATTATCCTGTAGACAGGGATTTTGCAGACACGGTACTTGCGGAGTCTGACAAGGCGATTTCTCAGATTGTAGAACACAGAAATGATCCTCATGCGACTGAATACTGGGTATTTCACAAGGACTTATTTGATCAGATGCCGAACAAAGAGGCTTTTAATGTACGATACGATATACGTTCTTTACGCAAGGAGGATGCTCCATGCTGGATATATACAGACAATGACTACATTGCACCTGTTCCTGTAATAAACGAGCTTTACAAATCTGATGGTACATTGCGACAAGTGACCCCGAAGGCATATTTTATAAAAGGGAACTTTTATAGAAAGAGCAAAGTACAGCAGGAAGTTATTGCCTACGTTGACAGTGATTACAGCAGTTACAATAATATCAGGATAAAGAACACGAATAGGGAATGGATAGGCGGGAGTGCTGATAAAGACCCGAGGTTAAAGGCGTTTATTGAGGCTTTTCTGAAGACAGAAGATGCGGAACTCGCTTATATGATTTCTTTTAAGAGCGGTGATATGCGTAATGGTCTTGTAAAGTATCATGTTGATTCGCTTTTAAAACGGAAAGATGTGGTGGAAATGATGGATAAAGAAGTAAAGAAGCATTTTGCGGAGGCTTTTGAGAGATTAGGTATAAATGATTCGTCTGTAGAGGAATACATTGTATCTAAGAGGCTTAAACTGATAGAGCGGGTATTGGACTCTAAATCGGATAAGCACCTGCATTTGGCTGATAATGCGTTAAAGAGCATAGAGGCACTTGTAGGGATGACGGGAAAGAGCAAGACAACATTCACACAGCAGGATACGATAAAGATTTCGTTATCTGATGCAGACAGGAAGAGTTTGCTTGCAACGAGTACAAAGAAGACTGAGGGTGTAGAAGAAGCAGAGGTAGCTGAGATTGTTACTGAGTCATAAAGAAAAGGAGCTTGCGTTAAAGAATATGTCTCAGAACATGGAATTGTTCGGGAAGACGATTCTTCGTGAGGTCTTTTATCAGGAGACACCTGATTTTCACAGAGAGCTTTATTCTGCATTTGAAGATGAGACTATTTTAAAGACGCTGATTGTTGCTCCACGGGGTCATGCAAAGAGTACAATAGCGGGTTTAGTGCTTCCATTGCATCACATATTTTTTGATAAGGGTTCGCATGAGGGGGTTCGTAATATTGTATTGATTTCGAAATCTGGGCCTCATGCAATTAAGCTTTTAGACTCTATTAAGTATCAGTTAGAGACGAATCCTGTTCTTCATTACTTTTTTGGTCACCATGGAGAAGAGAATGCACGAAAATGGACTGAAAAGGAAATTGTACTCAGGAACAACACAATTATTACGGCTTTGGGTACAGGCCAGCAGGTACGTGGCATTAAGTACCGAAATACTCGTCCTACGCTTATTATTCTTGATGATCCAGAAGATGAGAATAATACAAAGACAATTGAGGCGATGGATGACAACTTAAATTGGTTGTTAGGTGGAGCGATGCCTGCTGTTGATGACATTAACAGTTCCCGTATTGTTGTCATTGGAACAGTGATCCATAAATACTGCATTGTAAACCGTTTAAAGAAGATGGATGGATGGAAGGTTCACTGGTACAAGGCTATTCAGGATGATGGTGTAAGTGTTCTGTGGCCTGACAGGCGACCGCTTTCATGGTTATTGGCAGAAAAAAAGGCGTATTCTTCTGTAGGGAAGGCTTCTTTGTGGTACATGGAATTCCAAAATGAAGTGATTGCTCCTGAGACACAGCCTTTCAAAGAAGAATACATTAAATACCATGACTATGAACTGATTTCTAAACCTGAATATAAATACCATGAGATAAGGCATAAAATCTCAGGGAAGCGTATTCCTGTTAATGTTTACATGGGTGTTGATCCCGCATCATCTGTTGAATCTACAGCGGACTTTTCGGCTATTGCAGTAGTGGCAATTGACCATGAGAAGAATTATTACCTCATTGACATGTTTCGTCAGAGAGTTCATCCGATGGATTTGGCTCAAGTAATACAAAGTTTTTACAATAAGTATAATCCGAATACTGTCAATATCGAGACGGTCGGTTATCAGGAGATGCTCAGAGATTATTTTCGTTATAATAAAATTTTCATACCTGGGATGGAGCGTAAGAATCAGCCACGTGCGCAAAAATCTAAGCGTATTTTATCTTACCAGCCATTATTCGCAAATGGTGTTATCTTCTTATATCAGGGTGCAGATGACTTTGTTGATGAGCTTATACAGTATAATTCTGAAAAGAGGAATCAGCAGGATGACCAATTAGATGCGTTTTATTATGCAATTAAAGATGCACGGCCTCCATTCAGAGAAGAGGCGGTAGAAGATTTCGAATCCCTGAATAAAAAAGTCTCTTACAACAAATATAATTGGATGGCCTATTGATGTACGATGAGATGAAAAAGTTAAAAGATGTCCGCAGGGAGGAGATTGACCGTGCCAACGAGCGTATGAATCGTTATATAGGTGTGGCACAGGACAATTTCACAAAGCAGAAGGAATGGACTCAGTTTGTTTACGGTGACCAGTATAAAGATGATATTCGCGAGAAACTTGAGGCTGTTGGGCATGCTCCTATTGCGTTTAACTACATTATTTCTTCAGTACAGCAGGGGATTGCCTTTTTGTCAGCGAATAATCCTTCTTTTTCCTCTACAGGGAGAGATGATGCGGACACGAAAAAAGGGAAGATGTTTGCAGACTTTCTACGCTATTTGTGGTACATCTCAGACGGTGGGATTCATCACAAAAGAGTCCTCAAAGACTATTATATCAAGGGTGTAGGTCATTATCATGTATATGAAGATCTGGATGATGATTACGGCAGAGGAGAGCTGAAATTTCGCAGCGAAAACAATTGGGATGTTATTGCTGATCCTGCATCTAAGCATCCCTTGTACGATGATTGCAGAGAGATTTTTGTTTCACGAGTGATAACAGGCGAGGATTTTGCGAACAATTTTCCTGATTTTGTAGAGCATCTTAAAGAAGCAGATTCTGTTAATGAAACAAATATTCCTTCTTCTTCGATACGCTCTGATTCTATTCTATTTGAGGATGATGTCATATCTGATATAGATAATATGTATCGTCTTGTGTTTCGTTATTATAAGTTTAAAGAAGATTACTGGCATTTTACAGACAACATACGTGGCACAGAGAAGATTATATCTGCGGAAGAATGGGATGAAGAATGGTTTTCAAAGCCTATATACTATATCAGTATGCAGGGTCAGATGATGCTTTTTGATGATCCGCAGGAATTTATGATGAATGTAGAGCAGTTGAAAATGCAGGAAGTCATGTTTGAATATGATGTTTCCACATATCAGAATTTTGCAGAAGAAGGAATTTTTGACCTTTTCCCTTATAAGGAGACACGCATTAAGCAGTGTGTTTATATCGGAGACGTGTTCATGTATGACAAAGTTCTTCCTATACCTTATTATCCTGTAATTCCTGTTTTCAATATTCATAATAACACCCCTTATCCGATTTCTGACGTATCTATTGCCTATCCTGTACAGGAGTTCATAAATAAGATGATGTCGCTTGTAGTGGCCCATACGCAGGCCACAACGACATTGAAGCTAATTGTGCCTAAGGGGTCGGTTGATTCGATTGAAGAGCTTGAGAGCCAATGGATGAAGCCATGGGCTACGATAGAAGTAGATACTTCATTAGGCGAACCGAAAATAGCCCAAGCTCCTCCTTTGAATTCAGCAGTATTGAGTCTGATTCAGATGGCTAAACATCTCATTGAATACCAGTTTGGTATTTTTGAATCTCAGATGGGTAATGGAGATGTAGCTCCTACAACTTTTAAAGGCACACTTGCTATTGATGAATTCGGACAGAGGCGTATTAAGTCGAAGCTTCAGGATATTGATGCTTCATTGACTCGATTGGGACAGGTGATACTTACTTGGTCGCAGTCCTTTTATACTGATGAAAAAGTTTTCAAGGTAGTGAATCCTGATGGGTCTGTTGTTAATGGACAATTGAACGGAATAACTTATGATGATTTTGGCAATGTAATAGGCACATTCAACGATGTTACTTCAGGGCGTTATGATGTCGCTGTGATGGCAGGTTCTACACTTCCCGTCAATCGTTTTGCAGAATGGGAGACGTATAAAGAAGCGTATGCAATGCACTTAATCGACCAAGAAGAAGCTCTCAAAAAGTCTGAAATCTTCGACAAAGAGGGTGTTATGGAACGGATGAGTGTGATTAACAACCTCAATGCACAGTTGCAACAGGCAACAGATCAGATAAAGAAGCTCGAAGGAGATATGCAGACACTTGAACGTGAGACGATCCATTCAAGAAAGAATGTAGAAGTAGAGCGATTCAAGACAAAGCTTAATGACATTGTAGCGAATTTGAAAAAGGATGAATCTATTGCTGAAAAAGATATTCAGTACAATGTAAATAAAGTTCTTGATTCACTCCAATTGGAAGTGGATAAGATTCAGATGGAGGAAAAAATGAAAGCCAAATCACAGGGCGAGAATACTGTGAATTCGAATAAATCAAAGAAGAAAGAAGTCAGATGACACAATCAAATGACACCATGGATGCCAACGTAGATTTTTCCACACAGGTGAACGACACATCTTCTGTTACCTCGCAGAATGTTAAGTCGGTATCTGAAATGGATGATTACAGCGATTTCATGGGAGAGGAAGAGGGCCTCAGGACAGATTCTTCGATGCTGGAAGATGACTATGAAAACATAGCATTTTCCGAAGAACCAAACGAAAATCCTAATCCTCAGGAAGCGGGTTTTCCCAATGAAAAGCAAGGTCATGAGAATGTAAATCCTGAAGATTTGCCATGGAAAGAGCGTTCTCAGTTCTTTCAATCGCAATATGACACGATGGTGAATGAATCTCAGCGTATGAGGCAGGAGTTGGAACTTTTGCGTCAGGGTGTGCAGTCATCTCCTGAAGATATACGTCAGCAGGTGATTAATTCACTGATGGGGCAGTCTGAGCAGAGACAAACGGAAGAGTCGTATGCACCAGAAGCTCCTGTAATGCCTGTAATGCCTAAGGATTTTGATAATTACGAAGCTCAAACAGACCCTTCGTCTGAATCTGCTAAGTATATCAAAGCACAGCAGGAATATCAGGGTAATCTTGTCAAGTATCAGCAGGATTTAGTGCAGTATAACATTAACAAAGCCATGGACAGTTTCAAACAGGAACAGCAGGCAATTGCAATGCAGGAACAACAGCGTATCCAGCAAACTCAGATGAGAATGCAGATGGAAAACAATCTTGTTACCATGGGTATGTCTAAAGAAATGCATTCTGATTTTGGGCAGTGGCTTAACAGCCCTGATTCCATAAAGCCGATTGTGAATATGTTTATGCAGATGAAGCGTGGTACTCAGCAGAATGCCAATATGCGTAATACACAGTTACAGCGTAACAGGCAGATGCCTCGTGGAAGTGTCAATGTTAATAATGCTTCACAGCCTTTGAATGACCAACAGCAATTCAATATGGGAAGAAAAGAACAGCTTCTTGATGATTATTAAAATCAATTAAGAAGGAATTAAATTATGGCACAGACAGGTTATACTTCAACATGGAACAGTTCTACTGCCCCTACGACAGGTGTACTGTTTACTGATAGGAGAAACTTCTATCTCGATCCGAATGTTACACATGAACTCTATCCGAGTGTGACTCCGTTTCTGACTTTTCTAAGTCGTCCTAATAAACGGAAGAAAACACCCGATCCTGATTTCAAGATGTTTGAGCATCGGAGCAAATTCTATGACATGTATTGTCAGATTGATAGCGAAACGAATACTCTGACAGAAGGCACAGAAACTGCTTCTCTTACGCTTGACGGAATGGTTGGCGGTATTCAGATCGGAACAGTTCTTGATATCTATGACAGTACAAAAGCAACTTACAAAGGACAGGCTGTTGTCACAACCTATACTTCTCAGACAGAAGTTGAAATTACTCCGATTTATGTTGTGAATAATGGTGTTACAGCTCTTGCAGATAATGATTATTTCTTTTTCGTTTCTGATGCACAGGCTGAAGGAAGTCGTTCTCCAGAAGCTTTCAGTGATGAACTGGAAATCGCTTATAACTCTGCAGGGATTTTTAAGACCCCTGTTCAGATTTCAGGTACTCTGTATGAAACATCTCTGCGTGGTTACAGCAAGGAACTGGCTCGTCTTCGGATGGAAAAAGAAAAAGAGCATAAGATGAAACGTGAAAAAGCTTTCTTCTTCTCCCGCAGGAGAGGTGGAATCAATTATGCTCCTTCAGGTGCAAGCTATATTCATGTTGAGGACTCGAATAATAATGCAATTCGTACAACTCATGGTATTATTCCGACTATTGAAGACTATAACAGCGGAAGCAATGTTCTCAACAGGACATTTGCTGATTATAAATACGATGATTTCATTGATGATATGACAACCATCTATGCTGATGTCAATGCCCGTGGTGTGAAGTACGGTTGGGCAGGTGCAGGATTCATGGCTTATCTGAGCAAACTCTCTCAGAGTGGTTTTCTCCGTGATACGAATGTGTACCTGAAACCTGACAAGGTCACAACCAAATTCGGTTTCAACGTGAATGAGCTTGAAACCCCTGATGGTGTTCTGAAGCTTGTCAGAAGCAATATGCTGACGAAATCTCATGGTGGGAAATACACGAATTCTGTCGTGATTACCGATCCTGAGAACCTGATGCACGTGACGTATCGTGCTTCAAAGTATGAAACAAGTATTCAGGAAAATGACCGTGATGGAATCAAAGACCAGTACTTCTCTGATGAAGGACTTGGAATCGTTCTGCCTGAAACTCATTTCATGCTTAACATGGCTTAATAGGAAAGGAGTAATACAATGGCTTGGACAAAAACAACTGCGAATAAACTGCTTCTTATGAGTGAGTCTTATACGCTTCCTTCTTCTGCGACAACGGGTTATTCTACCGTGATCAAGGAAGTAGGCCCTGACAGTTCAAAAGAAACGCAGAATGTTACATTCACTTTTCTAACTTCAGCTCTATCTACTGGAAATCTTGATATGCAGTTATGGGGTTCTGATACAGAAGCAGGAACAACGAAATTTCTCTTGAAAGATACGATTGTTACTGATATTGTGAATGGTGATGGTACTTCTGCTTGCGTTATCGATCTTAATGATTATCCTGCCCCTTATTATTTTATTGGGTGGCTTGCCGCAGGTGATGAAGATGCAAATACAATCACTGTAAAAGTGATGAAATAACAAAACTGAGTTGCAGGGATGGGGAGATTCCCTCTTTCCATCCCTTGCTTCTCAATCTTGAAAGAGGGATAAAAGAAAATGAAAAAAACTTATAAAGCTCGATTTGCAGGAATGTATAATGGACTACGGTTCCTTAATAACATCTTACAGACAGATGATGAAGAGCTTCAGAAAAAAATTGAATCGTGGCCTTATTTTAAACGAGGTGAAATTACTCTTGTGAATACTATAGATGCAAATGAGAAAGAGCCTGAAGAAACTTCCATGGAGAATGATATAGAGGCTTTTGATTATTCAGGCATGTCTATGCCTGCCTTGAGGAAGAAAGCCTCTGAGAATGGTTTAAAAGTGCCAAGAACGGCAAGAAAAGATGAAATCATCAATATGCTTATGTATCAGGCATAAGAAGGAATACGATTATGGCAAGTATGGTAATAGCAGACTTAGTTGATGAACTGATTGCTCGTACAGAAGGTGAGTTTGATTCTGACCAAGCAATATATGCGTTGAATTCTGCTCAGAATTATGTTAGCTCAATTTGTACTCCTGATTTGCTTATGAATATGAAGACTACTGGCACTATTACTCTTGCTGATGGTACAGGTATAAATGGTGGCGGGTCAGCATCATTAAGCTCATTAAATGCTGTTAATAACTTCTATTTGTCTTTTACACAACAAGCTTCTCCCTATATGGAGTATGCAATTATCGATCAGCAGAAAGCCAATAAGCTTCGGAGAAGTTCTTTCCTTACACCTAAAAGGACGAATCCTAAAGCCTATCTTATTGGTAATACGTTCTATTCTATCTGTTCTGATGATGCGACTGCTGAGCCTGTTGTAGTTGTGGAATACATAGGACAGCCTACGGAGATTACT